CAGCGTTACAAGACCACCGACGCCAAGGGTAAGGACTACAAGCTGATCAAGGTCGACGAGGCAGGCCGTCGGCACGCAACGCTGGGCGATGCCCGGATCGTGCCGTACAAGCTGCCCGAGCTGCGCGATGCGATCAGCAAAGGCCGCTACGTCTACCTCACCGAAGGCGAGAAGGCAGCGGATGCTGTGATCTCGCTGGGCTCAGTGGCCACAACCAGCCACGCGGGCAGCGGAACCTGGCCCGACGCCATCACCGAATACTTTGCCGGCGCAAACGTCGTGATCCTGCCCGATAACGACGCGCCAGGCTGGAAGTACGCCAAGAAGGCAGCCGCGAAGATCTTGCCGGTCGCCAAGAGCGTGCGGGTGATCGACCTGGGCGGCGAGGCGCTGGGCGATGACGCCTTTGAGTGGATCTACAGCCAAGGCAAGACGCGCACGGACCTCGCGGATCTGGTGAAGGCGCAGGCACCGATTACCAGCGAGCAAGAGGTCCATGCGCCAGAGCGGCTCAAGGAGAAGCCGGCAACCGAGGCGGCGCCGCTAGCTGCAGCGGAGACCGCCATCGCGGTTTCTGTAGATACACCCAAAGAGCAGCCAAAACGCACCCTCAAGCTCGAATCCTGGGACGACATCAAGGACGAGCCGGTGGAATGGCTCATCCATAAGGTGCTGCCGAAAAAAGGCTTTGCCGCGCTCTATGGCCCGCCAGGTAGTTTCAAGTCGTTCATTGCTCTGGACCTGGCAGCGGCCATCGCGCGCTCGCAGCCTTGGATGGGACAGGACTCGAGCCCAAGTGATAACGGGGCAATCATCTACATCGCGGGAGAAGGTCATGGGGGCATTGGCGCACGGATTAAAGCCTGCCGCATCCATCACGGCATCGACAACGGGGCGCCGATCTACGTCCTGCGCCACCAGGTAAACCTGCGCTCGAGCGCCGACGACATCAATACCTTGATGCTGGCGATCGCGCAGCTGCAGGAGGACCGCGGCTTTGTGATCGACCTGATCGTCATCGACACGCTGGCCCGGGCCTTCGGCGGTGGCAACGAGAACAGCTCCGAAGACATGGGCGCGTTCATCACCAGCTGCGGCCACTTGCAGCAGGTCTTCGCGGCCGCTTTGCTCGTGATCCATCACAGCGGTAAGGACCAGGCCAAGGGGCTACGCGGCCATTCGTCGCTGCTCGGGGCCGTGGATACGGAGCTGGAGCTGCTGAGATTTGACGATCAGCCGCGGGGTGTTGTCACCATCAGTAAGCAAAAGGACGGCGAGGATGGTGTCCGTTATGGGTTTGAGATGGTGGAGATTGACATCGACGAGCCAGGCGAGAAGGGACTCGGACTTGATGAGCCGCGCAAGTCGCTGGCCGTGAATCCGAGCGATGGTGATGCGCTGGCGCGCTCCGATGAGGCAAAGAAATTAGGCCTTAATCGCTCAGGCAAGGGAAAGAAACAGCAGATAGCGGTGCAGGCGTTAAGGGACGTAATTAACGCTAAAGGTACACATTGGAAGGTGTCAGTCGGCGTCCGTAAGTGCGCGAAGGTGGACCAGTGGAGGGACGAATTCGCGAAAAAGATGGGCAGCGACGAGGCTGGCAGCGATGCTTTTAGAGCAGCCTGGCGGCGCGTAAGGAGCGATTCTGGACGGCCGTCGGACGTGAAAATCGAAGGAGATTGGGCTTGGATTGAGCAGTTTGAGGAAAAGACAGATGAATACTTTAGACCTGGACGAATGGTCGAATCGTGTGACGAATCGTGACGATTCGTCCACCCCCAGAAGAGCGGTCAAACGCGTGACGAATCGTAGCAAGGGTATATCTTGCTACGATTCGACCGCCCGATCTCACGATTCGTCACGCTACGTCAGTGGAGACTAACTTAATGAAGAAAAAACAAAGCAGAAAACCAGGGCAAATTCCGACGCCAGTCGAGGTGCAGTTTCCCGAGTCTGAGTTCTCGAGGTTCTTTAAAGCGCGGATGGTGGAGCTGGACCGCGTCAAGCGCGAACACGAAGACAAGTGGGGCGTCAATAGAGTTATTGCTTTGGTTGACGTAGAGTTTCGTATCAAAGTGTGGAAGCAGGCCGAGCGGGTCTGGGAGGCGGCAGGGACAGAGGATTTCAACCGGCTGGCCGCGGCGTGCGATGGAATGATTCGCGCATACCGGGCGATGGACAAGTGGGCGGTTGACGAAGGCATTGCGCCCGCGGGTGGAGTCAAGGCGATTGAATGGGAGATGGACGACGGGGCCGTGATGGCCGTGGTGCAAACCGAGGCCGACGCGGCGGCGTATCAGAAGACCAGGCCGGACGTCGAGAACCGTCACGTCTGGTCAATGCAGGAGCTGGTGACGATGCTGGAAAGCGGTCTGGGTAACGACATCGCCAGGCTGAAGGCGACGCTCGGGATGCCGGCGACCGTCGTCAAGGTTGAGGCCAATGGGTCGGGGTTCGACGACTTCGAGAACGACCTGGACCTGAAAAAGCCGAGCACGACGCCTAAAATGTTCCCGACCGACATGAAGCCGCTGCAGAAGATGCGTTAGGCGCGTTTAACGGGCGTATAGGGCGCTTTATGTGGCTGGTGGTGTGTGGGGTGCATCGAATGGCAAAAACTTACTGGAGAGCGTTTTAATGGCTGGCACGCCGAAGAAGAAGTCCGACCTCGAGTTGCTGAACAAGATCGGCGAGGACACGATTGTCGCGATGTTCGAGGACGGGAAGTCCATCGCGGATATCTGCATCGCACTCGGAATCGGAAAGCGCGCCCTGGACGTCTTCATCGACGAAAATGATCTGTCCCCTAAAATAACGCGCGCGCGTGCGCATGCAGCGGATTTGATGGCCGTTGAGACCGTCCAGATAGCCGACCAGCTGGACGAAGACCATCCTTCGAAGGCGGCGCTGCGCATCAAAACGCGCCAGTGGATCGCCGAGCGGTGGGATCAGAAGACTTACGGCCTACAAAAAGCGCAGCAGATCAACATTAACGTCCAGGATCTGCGCATGAACGCGCTGCGGCACGTCGAGGTGGTCGAGGACTTATCCACAGACGTCACGCCCAAGTTGTCCACATAAGCCTGTGGATACGCGGCCAATTGCCCAAGAAAGCAGCAAAACGCGGGTTTTGCACGCATCACAATTTGACATAATGACTCTTGTATTTCTTCGCAAACGTAAGCCACGCGTAAGAGAGCAATGAAATCAACGACTTAGCGCAGTGCGGCCTCGAGACCGCGTGTGTGCGGTGCAGCACAAGTTGTCCACAGCGGCGGCTCGGGCTCCTGGCCGCGGGCGGCGCGAGACCCCCCCGGTCGGCGCGGCGGCGGGGCGGTTGTTGTGGAGCCGAACACCTACCGAGTTCGCAAAAACAAAAATCCGAGACTTGCGTACATAATCACATCGCCGCACCCCCTCCCCCCACCATCACGGAAAAACGTGCCCGCGAAAAAAAATTTAGAAGTTGAGCTGGCGAATAACCCGTTTGTCGACTTCGTCAAGCGATACAAGAACAATCCGGTCCTATTCGTGCGCGAGGTGCTCAACACCACGCCGGACGAGTGGCAGATTGAATTTCTGAATCACATTGCCAAGGGCAACAGGCGCATCAGCGTCCGTAGTGGCCACGGCGTGGGCAAGTCGACGGCCGCCGCGTGGGCGATGCTGTGGTACCTGTTCCTGCGTTTCCCGGTGAAGATCGTGGTTACCGCGCCGACGAGCAGCCAGCTGTACGACGCCCTATTTGCCGAGGTCAAGCGCTGGGTTAAGGTGCTCCCGCCGATGCTGGCCGATCAGCTCGAGGTCAAGCAGGACCGCATCGAGGTCAAGGATGCGAACACCGAGGCGTTCATATCGGCCAGGACCAGCCGCGCAGAGCAGCCCGAAGCGCTCCAGGGCGTGCACAGCGACAACGTGATGCTGGTGGCCGATGAGGCCTCGGGTATCCCTGAGCAGGTATTCGAGGCCGCAGCTGGTTCGATGTCCGGCCACAGCGCCGTGACGCTGCTGCTGGGCAACCCTGTCAGAAGTAGCGGGTTCTTTTATGACACGCATAACCGCCTGTCGGGCGACTGGGTGACCTTACGGGTTTCCTGCGAGAACTCGCCGCGGGTCAGCCAGGCGTACATTGAGGAGATGAAGTCGCGTTACGGCGAGGAGAGCAACGCCTACCGCATTCGCGTGCTGGGCGAGTTTCCGCGCAGCGACGACGACACCGTAATCCCGATGGAGCTGCTCGAGATGGCGATGGCGCGGGACGTTTCACCAAGCGCGCACGCGCCCGTCGTGTGGGGCCTAGACGTCGCCCGCTTTGGCAGCGACCGCTCTGCCTTGTGCAAGCGCCAGGGTAACGCTCTGCTCGAACCCATTAAGACGTGGAAAAACCTGGATCTGATGCAGCTTACGGGTGCGGTGGTTGCGGAGTACGAGATCCTCGCTCCCAGCGCCCGCCCTCGCGAGATCCTGGTGGACTCTATCGGCTTGGGCGCCGGCGTCGTTGACCGGCTGCGTGAGCTGGGTTTGCCTGCCCGTGGGATCAACGTCGCGGAGTCCCCGGCGATGGGGTCGACGTATCGGAACCTGAAGGCCGAGCTCTGGCACAAGGCCAAGGCGTGGCTCGAGGCCCGCGACTGCTGGCTGCCAAAGGATGAGATGCTGGTATCGGAATTGGCGACGGTGCGCTACAGTTTCACCAGCAGCGGCAAGATCCAGATTGAAGGTAAGGATGAGATCCGTAAGCGCGGCCTGCCTTCGCCTGACCGGGCTGATGCGTTTTGTTTGACGTTTGCGTCCGATGCCGTAGTGGGCACTTACGGCTCAAGCGCGAGCACGAAGTGGAATCAGCCGCTGCGGCGTAATATTCCGAGACTGGCTTAACCTAAAAGGTGAATTGCGATGAAGATGACCAAGGCTGAGAAAAAGATCGGTAAGGTGATGGGTGAGTACGGCAAGGGTAAGCTGCACAGCGGGTCCAAGAAGGGCCCGGTTGTCAAGAACCCGAAGCAGGCCATTGCCATTGCATTGTCTGAGGCGGGTAAATCCAAACCTGCAAAAAGGGGTAAGTGATGGACGAAATGCAAGGTAAGGGCATGGCCTGCCCGCCCGCTACGGGCGACGTTACGTTGAATCTGAAGAACCGCGGCCGCGCCATTGAAGCGGCGATGTACGGCCCGGAAAATCCCGCGCTGCCTAACACTGGCTTTTGGCGCGAGATGGCGAAAGAGTGGGACGTTTCGCCCGAGGACGCGAAGATGTCGCGGTGCGGCAACTGCGGCGCTTTTAACCGCAGCGAGGAAATGCTGCAGTGCATCGCTAAGGGCATGGGCGAGGACGGCGATCCGTGGTCGGTGATTGATGCCGGCGATCTGGGTTACTGCGAGATCTTCGACTTCAAGTGCGCTGCCTCGCGTACCTGCCGCGCCTGGATTGCTGAAGACGAAGAGGTTGAGGGCGAAGAGGGCGAGGGCGAGGAGTATGGAAAAGGCAAACCCATGATGGAGGGCGAAGACTATGAAGACTAAACCTGCTGGCCTGTACGCCAACATTGCCGCCAAGCGCGAGCGCATCAAGGCGGGCTCGGGCGAGCGTATGCGCAAACCTGGTGCCCCTGGCGCCCCCACGGCCGGCGCTTTTAAAGCAGCGGCCAAGACGGCCAAGAAACCGAAGAAATGAAGGTAGCGATCGTGGTGGCGAGTGTCTCTGGCAAGTGCTTGCCGGTGATGCTTTCCAGCTGCCGCGAGTACGCGCCGGCCGTCAAGGTGTATCTGCGCACGCCCGTTGAGGCCCCGCGCTACGACGTTTATCGGCAGGTGCGCGGCGCAGCGAATAACTTCGGCGCCGATTACAACGAGATCATTGATATCGCCTTTGCCGACGGGTATGACGGCGTGGTGGTGGCAAACGACGATGTCGTGCTGACGCCGACCAGCTACTACGATTTGCTCGACGACGTGGTCACGCTGCAGCACGAGGTGGGCGAGCCTATCGGCTGGGTGGTTTCGCGCTGCGATGCGGCACGGCCCATGCAGAACATTCGCAGCAATCCTTTCAAGCAGGAGATGCAATTCTTTAAGTTCCCCTGGGAGGACTGCATTTGCCCGATGCACGAGGTCTCGCCTATATTCGGGTATATCTCGCGCCAGGCGTGGGCGGTGGCGAAGTTCCCGCCGCTAAATTGGTACTCGGATGATGTGCATTGCCGCGATTTGGCGGCCGCCGGGTACGAGAATTTCTTATCGCGCTCGTACGTTCATCACGTCGGATCGCAGTCGACTGGGATGGACGGCGAGGCTTTGACGCTGGCGGCGGTTCCCTGGATCAGGGAAAATCGGCCAGAATACGCACTTGAGTGGTTTGGGGCGCAGCAATGACGATTAAACGCGGTTCCGAGGTTTTCTCTGGCTATAACAAGCCAAAGCGCACGCCTGGCCATGCCACTAAGTCCCATGCTGTGCTTGCAAAGTCCGGTGATGCTGTCAAGTTGATTCGCTTTGGCCAGCAAGGCGTGAGCGGTTCGCCCGAGGGCAGCAAGCGTAATGAGGCGTTCAAGGCTCGTCACGCGCAGAACATTGCCAAGGGCAAGATGAGCGCGGCGTACTGGGCCAACAAGGTGAAATGGTGAGGATATGAATACAAACGAAATGCCCGTGTCAGTAGATGTCGCAGCGCCGCAAGTCATGGATGACGGCGAGCTGCAGGCGATCATTAACGGCGAACTGACGGACGCTGTTTCTTATATTGATTCGGACATTTCTCCGATTCGTGCAAAAGGTACCGAATACTATCGCGGTGACCCTTTTGGCAACGAAGAGGACGGCCGCTCGCAGGTCGTGGCGATGGAGGTGCGCGACACGGTCTCGGCCATGATGCCTTCGCTGATGCGCGTGTTCTTTTCCACCGAGAACGTCGTCGAGTTCGTCCCCCGCGGGCCGGAGGACGAAGCCAGCGCCCAGCAGGCCACGGACTACGCTAACTACGTCTTTACGTCCGATAACAACGGCTTTATGCAGTCTTATGCGATCTTTAAGGACGCATTGGTGCGTAAATGCGGCATCGCAAAATACTGGTGGGAAGACACCGCCCAGGTGCGAATTGAGGATTATTCGGGGCTGGATGACCAGACTGTCCAGTTGTTGATGTCTGAGGACGCCGAGGTCAAGATCGTCGTCTCGTATCCCGACCCCGCCGTCTCGCAGGAAGAGATCGCGGTAGTGCAGGCCCAGGCTGCCGCCGCCGGCGTGGAGGCTCCGCCTGTGCCGATGCTGCACGACGTTCAGATCAAGCGCGTGGTGCGCGACGGCCGTATCCGTGTGATGGCGGTGCCCCCCGAGGAGCTGATCATTGACCGGCGCGCTCGCTCGTTTGAAGAGGCCGGCATCATCGCCCACCGCCAGATGCTCACCGTGGGCGAGCTGCTCGAGATGGGCTACGACATGGACGAGATCGAGCCCAATATTTCGTCGACCGATCTGGATACCAACGACGAATATCTGGCCCGTCAGCCGTTGTCGACCACGATGGGATCGAATGATTCCATGAACCCGATGCAGCGCCGCCTGCTGTACGTCGAGGCGTATCTGCGCGTGGACTATGACGGCGACGGCCTGCCCGAGCTGCGCAAGATCTGCTGCATGGGCTCGTCCTACAAGCTGGTTCGCAACCTGCCCGCTTCCTATATTCCCTTCGTCGACTTCCCGTTTGACCCTGAGCCGCACACCTCGCCCATTGAGGCGATGAGCGTTTTCGACATTACGCACGACGTCCAGGAGATCAAGTCGCAAGTTCTGCGCAATACGCTGGACTCATTGGCTCAGTCGATCCACCCGCGCACCGCGGTCGTCGAGGGCCAGGTCAATATCGACGATGTGCTCAATAACGAGACCGGCGCCGTGATCCGTATGCGCGCGCCGGGTATGGTGCAGCCCCTGTCGCAGCCCTTTGTGGGCCAGGCTGGGTATTCGATGCTCGAGTACCTGGACCAGCTGCGCGAGGACCGCACCGGCATGAGCAAGGCCGCGATGGGTCTGAACGCTGACGCGCTGCAGTCGTCCACAAAGGCGGCGGTTGCGGCCACGATCAGCGCCTCGCACGGCCGCATTGAGCTGACTGCGCGCATCATGGCCGAGGGTTTCAAGAAGCTATTTAAGGGCATTTTGTACCTGCTGACCACGCACCAGGACAAGCCGCGGATGGTGCGCCTGCGTAACCAGTGGGTCTCGATTGACCCGCGCGCCTGGGATGCGTCGATGGATGTGTCCGTTAACGTGGGTTTGGGCCAAGGCGACACCAATGAGCGTCTGCAGGCTCTGACGATGATCTCGCAGATGCAAAAGGCGATTGTCGACCAGTATGGACTGATGAATCCGATGGTCACCCCGCAGATGTACTCGCGCACGCTGCAAAAGATGGTGGAACTGTCCGGCTTTAAGGACGCCTCGCAATACTTCCAGATGATCCCGGCGGACTTTCAGATCCCGCAGGAGCAGCCCAAGCCCACGCCGGAAGAGGTTTTGGCGCAAGTGCAGGCCGAGTCGATCCAGGCGGACATCCAGAAGAAGGCCGCGGAGCTGGAGCTCAAGCGCCAGGAGATGATGCGCGATGACGACTTCCGCCGCGACCAGCTGGCTCAAGAGTTCCTCTTGAAAAAATACGAACTTGAATTAAAGTACGGCACCCAGATCAGCAACGCCGAATTGATGGCGATGCAGAATGTGGACCGTGAGGCAATGCGTCAGCAGACGGCCATCGTGCAGTCTGCTATGCAGGCAGCTCAGGCGCAACAGGCGCCTGTTCCCATCAACCTTAATGGAATGGCTCAATGACGGAAGACGAGGCGGTAAGGAAAGGCCGTAAGGCGCAGCAACTGCTAGAGGATGAAACCCTAGCGTCTGCGCTGGCTAAATTGGAGAACGATCAGGTTTGGGTGTTCAAGGCAACCAGAGCAGAAGAAACAGCAAAGCGCGAGCAATGCTGGTCAATGCTTAAGGCAATTGAAAATTTGCGGCTTGAGCTCACAAAGGTGATCGATAACGGCAAGGTGGCGCAGCGCGCCATTGAGCGTATTCAAAAGAAATAACTGAAGGATTTTTAACCAATGAATGCACCTACGCCCCAGGCAAGTGCGCCCACTGGCCCCTTGAATATGGACCAAGCGGTCCAAGCACTCTCCGCAATACTGCCTCAAGAAGGACAACAGGAAAGCGGTGAGACGCAAGAGTCGCAACCTCAAGATGAGGACGCGACTGCGGCAGCCCCCGAAGAGCTCGCGGAAGACGAAGACAATTCCGCAGAGCAATCGGAGGCTGAACAACCTGAGTTAGAAGAAGACACCCAGGACGAGGCAAAGCCCGAGATCTTCACCGTCAAAGTTGACGGTAAGGAGGTCGAGGTTACTTTGGACGAACTCCAAAAGGGCTATTCCCGGACTCAGGATTACACCCGGAAAACGCAGCAGGTTGCCGAGGCGCGTAAAGCCGCCGAAGCTGAACTGCAGGCAGTCCGGGCCGAGCGAGAGCAATATGCTCAGTTGTTGACGGCGTTAAGTGAGCAAGTCAAGACCGCGGCAGAGCCCAAGATCGACTGGGAACGCCTCTACCAAGAGGACCCCATCGAATATGTGCGGCAGCGGGAGGTGATGCGAGAGAACCGGGAAAAGGCTGCGGCTATTCAGGCCGAACAGGCGCGGCTTGCCGAGATCTCGCAAAAGGAGCAGATGGAGCAGTTTCAGGCTTTGAAGGCCAAAGAGTCTGAAGCGCTCATCGAGGCATTGCCGGCGTGGAAAGATCCCGCGAAGGCAAAGGCTGAGAAAGCAATGCTCGTTGAATTCGGTCAGAAGATGGGATTCACACCTCAAGAGCTTGGCAACATTTACGACCACCGGGTGGTTTTGGCGCTGCGTAAAGCTGCGCTGTATGACCAGATGCAGGCCAAACGGGCCAACATCAAACCGGCTAACAACGGACCGCGACCTGCCAAGCCTGGCGCAGCAGGACGAGTGTCTCAGATGAGTGATAGCGCTCGAGCAAACCAGCGTCTTGCCAAAACCGGCCGCGTCGATGATGCGGCTTCTGCAATCGAACTTCTTTTACCGAGGTAAATCATGGCTATCGTAACCAATACCTTCACTACCTACTCTGCCAAGGGTATCCGTGAAGACCTGAGCAACGTTATCACCAACATCTCTCCCGAAGAGACGCCCTTCATGAGCAACATTGGTCGCGAGAACGTGACCAACACGCTGTATGAGTGGCAAACCGACGCGCTGGCTGCCGCTGCTGCCAACGCCCAGCTGGAAGGCGACGACGTCACCTTTGAGGCCGTCACCGCTACTGTGCGTCTGCAGAACTACGCTCAGATCAGCCGCAAGACGATCGTCCTGTCGAACACTGAAGAAGTGGTCAACAAGGCCGGCCGTCGCTCTGAAATCGCCTACCAGATCGCCAAGCGTTCCGCGGAACTCAAGCGCGATCAAGAATTCGCGATGCTGAACAACGCTGGCACTACCTCTGGTAGCACCACCGCTGCTCGCACCTCGGCTTCGCTGGGCGCTTTCATCAAGACCAACGTTGATTGGGACACCACCAACGGCGTCAACCCCACCTATACCACCCTGCCGCAGCTGGGTCGTACTGATGGCACCGTGCGCACCTTTACCGAGACCATCCTGAAGAACGTGATTCAGAAGGTGTGGGCTCAAGGTGGTACGCCCAAGATCTTGATGACGGGTCCCGTCAACAAGCAGCGCGTGTCTGGCTTTGCTGGTATCGCCTCTTCGCGTTTCAACGTCGAAGGCGGTGCGCGTCCTGCCACCATCATCGGCGCCGCTGACATTTATGTGTCGGACTTCGGCAACGTGAACGTGGTGCCTAACCGCTTCCAGCGCGAGCGTGACGCTTGGGTCCTGGACCCCGATTACGCGAAGATGGTTGTTCTGCGTCCGTACCAGCAGGTTGAACTCGCCAAGACCGGCGACGCCGAAAAGCGTCTGCTGATCGTTGAGTGGGGCCTGAAGGTTCTGGCTGAGAACGCCCACGGCCTGGCCGCTGACCTGGTGACCTCCTAATCGGAGTGAGGGGGATCAGGGAAACCTGGTCCCCTTTTTTAACTTTTAGCCAAAAAATGACAAATTCAAAACTGTTTGATGTAAACAAAGACCTGGGGATTACCAGGACGTGGCACTACGACGAAGAAAAAGACGAGGCCATCATTCAGACGCAGCAAGATGTGACTGCGATCATTGAAGAGAACAAGCAAGAATTTAATCAGGTGGATGAGCGCGCACGCTGGGGCGAATGGACTCGCGTGGCATCAATTCCGCTAAGTCTCTACTATCAGCTCAAGGCCGAGGGCAAACTCGATGACGAGGCGTACATGAAGCGTTGGATCAACGATCCAGAAAATCGTCATTTTCGCGTGCGTCCGGGGCAGGTATGAAGACGAACTACATCGCTGTCTGCACTCCTGCGCGTGACATGGTTCATACCATGTTCACCTACGATCTTGTTAACCTCGTGTGCTACCACACGTTAAACACGAACGACGCGATCTCGCTGAAGATCTCTGAAGGAACGCTGATCGCAAACCAGCGCGCCGAGTTATCGCTGGATGCGATGCGCGAAGGCTGCTCGCACCTGCTGTTTATTGACTCGGATATGCGGTTCCCGCAGGACATGATCTCTCGCCTGCTGGCGCATGATGTGGATATTGTGGCGACTAACTGCGCCAGGCGCCGAATGCCCACTGGGCCGACGGCTCAGGTGTATAAGGAAAACGGCGACCGCGAGCTGGTCTGGTCAATGCCCGAGAGCACCGGCCTGCAGGAAGTTGGCTCTGTTGGGATGGGCGTAATGCTCATCAAGGCTGGCGTGTTTAAGGCGTTAAGTGAACCGTGGTACGAAACGCCCTGGCGTAGCGATAAGCGTGGCTACATCGGCGAGGACGTTTTTTTCTGTAGGAAAGCTCGCGAAGCTGGCTTTAAAATCTGGATTGACCACGATGTCTCAAAAGAGATCGGGCACATCGGGACGTTTGAGTTCAAGCACGATCACACCTGGGCGATCAAGGATCTGGAAAAAGCGAAGGAAACCTAATGGCACTGACGACATACACCGAGCTGAAGGCGTCGGTTGCCGACTGGCTAAACCGCACCGACCTGACCAGCGTTGTCCCGGACTTTATCGCTCTGGCCGAGGCTCAGATCGAGCGCACGCTGCGCACCCGTCAGATGATCGTGCGCGCTACCGCGTCGATTGATACGGAATACAGCGCTGTGCCGGCTGACTTTCTGGAGACCAAGTCGATCAAGCTGAATACGAACCCGGTAACGGCGCTCACGTTTGAGTCTATCGACGCTCTGGATAGCCTTAAATCTACAACCTATATATCTGCGGGTAAACCCCAGTATTTCGGCATTGTGGGCGGCCAGATCCGCGTGCTGCCGGTGCCGGACAACACCTACACCGCAGAGCTGATTTATTACGCGAAACTGACTAAGCTGTCTAATTCTGTCGCATCGAACTGGCTGCTTGCGCAGGCACCGGACGTCTATCTTTACGGCTCGCTCATGCAGGCCGCGCCGTATTTGAAAGATGATGCCAGAATCCCGGTATGGGCTGCGATTTACACTCGGGGCCTCGAGGAGCTGCAGATTGCCGACGACCGTGGCGCTACCTCTGGCGGTGCCGTGATGATGCGGGCCAGGACTTTCGGATAAGGAGTGTTTTAAATGTCATCGTTTACCGACTACACCGAGAACCTGGTTCTTAACTGGCTTCTCACCACCAACAGCGCAACCCGTCCCACGGCGTGGTTTATTGGCCTGTTTACGGCTGCCCCGTCCGACACGGGCGGTGGCACGGAGGTGTCTGGCAACGGTTATGCCCGCAAGGCAACCGGCACGATTACCGTGTCGGGCACGTCGCCCACCAATGCCACGAACTCGGCCGCGATTGAATTCGATGCTGCTTCTGGCGGTAACTGGGGCACCATTGGCTGGGCTGCGATTTTCGACGCATCTACCGGCGGCAATATGTTGGCTTGGGCGGCTCTTACGACGTCCCGCACAATTAACGACGGCGACGTTCTGCGCATTCCGGCCGGCGATCTGGACGTGACCTTGACCTAATCATGGCTGCCTACGGCGTAGGGTCATATGGCGTCGGCCAGTATTCGGACCCGAGGGTCGGCTACGGCTATGGCTCTTACGGCGTAGGCAACTATTCTCGAGGCTCGTTTGAGCCAAGCCTGACGATTGCGGCTGTCTCATCGGCGACTATCTCGTCGGTGCGTTACGCCATTGGCGTCGTCTCTATCGCGGCCACCTCCACCGCAGCAGTTTCCGCTGCCGCCGTTCGCAGCGCCTCGTTTAGCGTCTCGGCCTCGTCTTCGATGGCGGCCGCGGCTAACGTCGTCAAGGCTGCGTCGGCTCAGATTACCGCTCAGTCGGCGGTTTCTATCAGCGCCCTGCGCTACGCCGTAGGCGCCTTCTCCGTCGCCGGCGCCTCGTCGGTCAGCTTTGCCGCGGTGCGGTATGCGATTGCCTCGTTTGCCGCGAACGACGAAAGCGCGATGTCGGTCTCGGCGGTCCGGGTGCCTTTGGTTAGCATCCTGATTGACGCCTGGGCAGACATGACGGTGAGCACCAGCGTCATCGTCAACCAGGCGGTGACGATTAACGCCGAGTCGGCAGTTTCCATTAATGGCGTTCGAGTCCAGCCTGGCGCGATTTTCATTGCATCTAGTTCTGGCATGAACATCAATGGTGTTCTAAAATGGGTGCCAGAATCTGACACGGCAGAAACATGGACGAGCATCCCGGACACAAGCGAGGTCTGGACTGCGGTTTCTGGCGAATCGACAAGTTGGGTCGCACAAGACGACACCGCAGAAACTTGGACTCCTATTTCCGAAAACTCTGAAACGTGGCAGATTGCTGCATGAGGTGATAAATGGCCGATACAACTACCACTAATCTGCTGCTGACTAAGCCTGAAGTCGGTGCGTCCACGGATACCTGGGGCACCAAGATCAACAACGACCTCGATACCATCGACGCGCTGTTTGATGCCGGTCCCATTTTGAAGATTACTAGGGGCGGGACTGGTGGGTCCACGGCATCGGCTGCTCGCACGGCCTTGGGATTGGCAATTGGCACTGATGTCCAAGCCTACGATGTTGACACCGCAAAGACCGACGTGGCGCAGAGCTTCAGCGCAGCCCAGCGCGGAACCATCTCGGCTCTGACGGACGGCGCGACCATCACGCCCAACTTCGCGCTGGCCAACAACTTCAGCGTGACCCTGGGCGGCAACCGCACGCTGGCCAACCCGACGAACCTGACCGCTGGCCAGCACGGCGTGATTGTCATCACCCAGGACGGCACCGGCTCGCGCACGCTGGCGTATGGCAGCAACTTCAAGTTTCCCGCTGGCAGCGCGCCGACGCTGACCACCACGGCAAACGCGGTGGATGTGCTGGCGTACTACGTCGAGAGCGCCAGCCGCATCACCGCTCGCCTGATCGGAGACACTAAGTGAGCGCCATGATCGGCAACCCGCTGCTGCTGGCTGATGAGGGCTACCAGATCAGCCGCTCGGTGCGGCTGCGGTCGAGTGCGTCGGCGTATTTCAACCGCACTCCTGCGAGTGCTGGGAACCGCAAAACGTGGACATGGAGCGGGTGGTGGAAGTTAGGGCCAACCGCTCCAGCGAATGGCGGGACATTATTTTCTGCGGATAACGGTTCTGGAAACTACACCGTATTGCTTCATGCCACTGGCGGCGCTATTGAAATGCATAACTCCGTCTCTGGAGTTGGTGGATCTAACTTTATTTCTAGTGCCGTGTTTCGTGATCCATCATCTTGGTATCACGTTGTAATGGCGGTGGACACCACACAAGCAACGCTTGCAAACAGAGCAAAGTTGTACATCAATGGGGTTCTGCAAACGTGGGGAACAAATGGTGGAACGGCATGGGATCAAAACCGTGATACATGGGTAGACGGCACAAATTCTCACTATCTTGGTCAAGAGCCTTTGTTTGGTAGCAGCGCCCGTCTCGACGGCTACCTAACCGAGATCAACTTCATCGACGGCCAAGCCCTCACGCCCAGCAGCTTTGGCGAGACCGATGCCATCACCGGCGTGTGGAAGCCCAAGAAGTACACCGGCTCCTACGGCACGAACGGCTTCTACCTGAACTTCAGCGACCCGTCTGCTGCCACCGCTGCGGCCATCGGCAAGGACTACAGCGGCAACGGCAACAACTGGACGCCCAACAACATCAGCGTGACTGCTGGCTCGACCTACGACTCCATGCTGGATGTGCCGACGCTGTGGGCTGATGGCGGGAATGGGCGGGGGAATTACTGCATTCTGAATGCGCTGTCCAGAATGGGCACACCAACCAACAGCGCGGCCAACCTACAGACAAACCTTGCGACCAGCAGCTTAATCAACGGCTCGCAAGTTGTGTCGTCTGGGAAGTGGTACTACGAGGCGCAGTTCACTAGCGGCTCTGATGCCTTCATCGGATGGAACCGCGTTGATTTACAGACTGGCACTGGCAACGCATTCCAACAAGCTGGCTCGCTCCTTTATTTGTCGAGCAACGGAAACCGATACAAGGACGGCGACGGGGGTGCCTCTTATGGAGCGTCCTATTCAACGTCGGATGCCATTGGGTGCGCTATTGATCTTGATGCTAATCAGGTCACTTGGTACAAGAACAACGTATCACAGGGCACAATTTCAATCGTCGCAGGCAACTACGCACCATCCTTGGCGACGGGTGGAACCGCCTGCAACTTCCTCACCAACTTCGGCCAGCGCCCCTTCACCTACACCCCGCCCACCGGCTTCAGGGCGCTGAACACGCAGAACCTGCCGGAGCCGTTGATTAAGAAGGGCAACCAGTGGTTTGACGCGACGCTGTATCAGAGCGTGGGCGCATCGCAAACCGTAGTGAACTCCGGCCCCATGCAGCCCGACCTGGTGTGGGTGAAAGACCGCACGGGCGCGAACAACAATTACTGGGTTGATGCCGTTCGCGGCACTGGCAAGGCGCTGTTCTCCAACCTTACCAATGCCGAATCTACTGACACAAACACGATCTCCGCGTTCAACAGCAATGGCTTTTCGATCAACGGAACTTCGCCAAACCTGAACACAAGTAACAACAACTACGTCGCATGGCAGTGGAAAGAAGGCGCGACCCCCGGCTTTGACATCGTGACGTATAACGGATCGGGCGGCAGTCAAAACGTGGCGCACTCGCTTGGTGTTGCGCCGAGAATGATGATTGTCAAATCTCGGAGCACTGCTGGCACCGCTTGGCCTGTATACCATGCGTCGCTTGGCAATACGCAGGTTGTCACGCTGAACACGACATCTGCGACTGCAACCGTTGGAGTCTGGGGCAACACCACTCCGACAAGCTCTGTGTTCACTGTTAGCGATGCTGGCGCGACTAACGGAGACACAAACTTCTCTGGACGCACCTACGTCGCCTACCTCTTCGCCGAGGTAGCAGGCTTCAGCAAGTTCGGCAGCTACACCGGCAATGGCAGCAGCGATGGGCCGTTTGTGTTCTGCGGGTTTAGGCCGAGGTGGGTGCTTTACAAGCGCACGGATCGCGCTGGTGATAGCTGGATGCTGTTTGATACTGCGCGTGGCGTTACAAACTTGAACAACGCACAACTCTATCCAAACATAAGCAACGCAGAAACCACCGGATCAGGAATCGACATTGTTTCCAATGGTTTCAAGCTGCGTGACTCGGATGGCTCGCACAACGGCAGCGGCGGCACCTACATCTTCGCGGCCTTCGCCGAGTTTCCATTTCGCACTGCGCTTGCGCGCTAGGAGAAACCCATGTTCCTACTCAATTCAAAACCTCTCGGCCTGGATGTGCCGTTCACCCACGACGGCATTCAGTACCCTGCCAACTGGCTGCGCCTTGCCAGCCCCGCAGAGCGTGCTGCCATCGGCATCACCGAGGTGGCCGACGCACCTGCGTATGACGACAGGTTCTACTGGGGGCCGGGGAATCCCAAGCTGCTGGAAGACCGCGAGGAATCTGATGCTCAGGGCAACCCCCTGTTCGTCAAGGTGCTGGGCGAGGTGAACGGTAAGCCTGCAATGGTGGACAGCACCGAGCGTCTGGTCACCAAAGGCCTGAAGTCTCAATTCGTCGCCCAGGTCAAAGCTACTGCTGGCTCTCTGCTGGCGGCTACCGACTGGAAGGTGACCCGTGCTGCTGAAGGCGTGAAGGCTGTGGACGCTGACACGCTGGCCGCTCGCGCTGCGATCCGCGCTGCGTCGGATGCTAACGAGACGGCGATCAAGGCTTGCACGACTGTGGAGCAGCTCGCTGCATTGCAACTGTCCTGGCCCGAGTAAAGGGGTGAGCCATGAGCGTCGAGGTCGTTAAAGTCGCAACAACCGCGCAATACGGCGGCAGCGGCGCCGCCGTCTACTTCGGTCTAACTGCGAACGAGATCGCGGCGTTTGGCGGCCTCATCATCGCCATCATCGGCTTGGCCGTGAATATCTGGTACAAGCACCAGCATCTGAAGATCGCCAAGGAAAAGGCAGAGGATGATGCTTGACTTTGTCCTAGGCTTTGCTGTCGCGGGTTTTCTGGTCGCTTCGCTGATCGGCCTGATCAAGCTCGGCATTTGGGTTTTGATGTGACATGGACCCGATTACCGCATTCGCGACCGCGCAGGCTGCGGTGGCCGGCATCCAGAAAGCGATCAAATTAGGCAAAGACATTAACGGCCTGGTCGGCGAGTTCGGAAAATTTTTCGATGCCAAAGACGTTGTCCAAAAAGCGGCCAACGACAACGGCAAGAAGGGCCAATCCGACACCGGCAAGGCGATGGAAATCGTCATGCAGGCCAATGCTCTGCGCGAGGCCGAGGAGCAGCTGAAACACCAACTCGTCTATGGCGGATACCCTGAATTATGGGAACAGATGCTCATCCAGCGGATGAAAATCAAACAAGCCCGCGAGAAGGAAGAACGCGCCGCAAAGATTGAACGCAAGCGAGTGGTGGCCCAGCGTCTGCTAGCAGCTCAGATTATCGGCGGCGGCATTGCCGTCATTGTTATTGGGGTGATCATCATCTTCATCATCAGGCAGGCAATGTCGTGAGCGAAGAGAAGATTAACCACAATAGCCTGATCGAGAAGGTTCTCGGATACGTCGATTCTCCGTTCAAGCTATTCGCCATCCTGCTTATGGCGGTCTTTGCGTTTGTCGGGTACTTCGTCTGGCAGAACCAAGCGATTCTGATTGGCGCATACAACGAGCAAAGGAAACTGCCAAGCATCGCCGAGGATCGGGTGGAGGACGTTGCGGCGCACCTGTTTAAGAACACCGATGCCGCAGTGGTGGCGATCTTCAAGGTCAATCCGATGTTTGGCACCCGAGTTCTGTACAGGGCGTACACCAAGCAGGGCAGGGAGAAGGAACACGACGGGCTGGATGTCGGGCTGTTCACCTCAAACGTGAACAACAACCGCGATGTCGTGGCGCTGATGGCTGGCGAGATTCCATGCGGCC